GAGCCGGTGCAGGCAGCGCTTCGGAAGTGGCGGGCTGAGTCGCGCAGCGTCTTCGACCTGCCCGCGTTCATGTGCGGAGAGCCGGAGTGAGTCGAGCTGATCACACATTCCAGTTCACAGCGTCAGCGATCGCGTCAGCGGCGCACGACGAAGCTGTGTATCACGCCGAGCGCGCGAAGTACTGGCAGGGAGAGCAGCAGAAGGCCGCCGCGCATATTCGCGAGACGGCGACGGTCGTCGTCAGCGAGGCGCCTGTTACGGGCGGCTTTCGTATGCACGTCGGGGTCGACTACGGCGACGCAGGTGACTACTTGCGGCTAGGCGAGGCGTACGAGAAGTGGCAGTCGCATCGCGACGCAGCGGAGCGGTTCCGTAGCGACGCCGAGGTGTACGGCACGCAGGGTGATCGTGTCTACGAGCTGAGTCTCGACGACGTTCACCACTTTCGACTTCACGGAGGTGAGAGAGAGACGTGAGGATCTTGTTCGTCACTATCGCGAGCATCGTCGCGGCCTGGGCGCTCTACTGGGCGAGCGGCGCTCAGGCGCGCGGCGAGTTCAAGCGCGAGGTCCCGTTCTGGTGGCTGCGTCAGGCGCTCTGCGTTCATCACCGCGAGGGGAGCTGGCGCGACCCTCACGCGCCGTACTACGGCGGTATGCAGATGGACCTCCAGTTCGCGCGCACGTACGGAGGCTGGATGCTGCGCCACCACGGCACGCCAGACCACTGGTCGCCGCGCGCACAGCTGATCGTCGCGCATCGCGGCTGGTTGCATCGCGGCTGGTGGCCCTGGCCGAACACGGCGCGCGCCTGCGGGTTGCTCTGATGCGCACGCCGATCCGTCTCGAAACCCTCGACAACGAGCACGCCGTCTTTCGCGGGAGTGCAGAGGAGACGTTCACGCGCACGAGTCTCGTCGGCGAGGTCGAACTCAGTCAGCACTATCCGGCTGTGATGCTCCAGCGCAGCATCTGGGAAGACATCGGTCGTCCCGTCGCGATGATGCTGACGCTCGAAGCGATCGAGGTGAATGTGTGACTCACTACGCGACAGCGCGAACGAGAGATCCCGTGGTCTCTCTCTCGGGCTGCCGGGTAGGCCGCTACTCGACAGCCCACACCAAGCGAAGGAGTTCGACATGATCAGCGAGCAGCTGAGAGACGAGATCGTCGCGAACCATCGCGACAACCCGCGTCACGGATCAGACTGTCCAGTTTGTCGAGCGACGGAGGAGGTGAAGGATGCGCATGAGGTTGTTGGGCCTGCTGATAGTCGCACTCGGGATCGCGGCGGTGATGGGCGGCGGGTCCGGCTTCAACTAGGTCACGCGGAGAGGGACGCATGACCGAAGCGCTGGTCGACGTGGTCGTCTACGGGGAAGCTGTGCCAGCTGGGGCTTTGGCGGCTGGGTTTCGCGGAGACGGCCGCGTCTTCCTGCGCCATCGCGGCGGCGCTGAACTCGACTCGTGGAAGCGCTCGATCAAAGACGCAGCCGGTACGGCGATGGAGGGGCGCGCGCCGACGCGCGACGCTGTCTACGTCTCGCTGCGTTTCTTGGCGAAGCGACCGGCTGGCCACTACGGGAAGCGCGGGCTGCGCCCGAGCGCTCCGAAGTTTCCGACCAAGCGCAGCGTCGCAGACGCAGACAAGCTGACGCGCGCAGTGCTCGACGCGCTGACTGGCATCGTCTACGCAGACGACTCGCAGGTGGTCGAGATGGTGGTCAGCCGCTACTACGCAGACGGCTCGCCTGTGCGCTGCGAGATCGTCGTCAGAGGTGTCGAGTGAACGACGACCAGCTAGAGCTGGACGCGCAGATGCGCGCGATGGGACGTACAGCACTCCAGATCTTCCGCGGTGCGCGCGAGGACGGCTCGCTCGTCGAGGCGTTCTGGGCTACCGCCGCGTTCTTCGTCGCGGCGTTCAAGCAGAACGAGGAGTGAGTTGAGCGCGATCGCACACATACGGATCGAGAAGCCGAGTCTGTCTAGGCCAGGGCAGCCGCATATCATGCACAACGACCGGGTCATCGCAGTTGGCGACGACGGCACGGAGGTCGACATCAGTTCGATAGTCACGGCATGGCATGAGCACAACGTCGTCGGCGAGGCGCGCACGCTGGAGCTGATCGTGCTCTGCTCGCACGTCGTCCAGAGAGAGCACGACAACCAGATCGTCGTGACTGGGTACGTCGATAAGGAGGCAAAGTGAGTCAGTTCGCGATCAACTTCACGGTCTGGGCGGTCGGCTGGCTCGGCATGTTCTGCGCGCTCGAAGGGCCCGCTGCGTTCTGGCCTAGATGTCCGTGGGATACGTTCTCGCGCTTCGTCTGGGACGCGCAGGCGCGCTGGGACTTTCTGACGGTCGCGGTCGTCGCGATCATCGGCATCCTGGCGTCGCACCTGATCCGCTTCAGGGGGATCGAGGAGGGCGATCGCAAGACGGTCAAGCAGGCCGTCGTCGAGGCGAAGATCATCCACGCGCACAAGGTGCTGGCGAAGCACCAGCCGAACGTGGTGGGTGCATGACGCGCTACTTCCAGCTCGACATCACAGACGAAGGCAACGGCGCGCCGTTCGACGGGCGCTGGGAAGACTGGCCCGACGAGGGTGGCGACGCGACCCATATCGGCGACCCGAGCGTGCGCTGCGGCGTCTACTTCGACACCGAGCGCTGCTGCGTCGTCATGTACTACGAGCGTCTACGCGACGACGCTCCACCTGTCGTGTTCGAGGAGAGTGAACAGCAACAAGTGCGGATACGCGACATCGACGGCCGAACACGCGGCGAGCCGACTAACTCGCCGCTGATCGGTGGCAAGGAGCAGACGTGAAAGCAGCGCTCGTACTCCCCGGCGGGAACATCTGGCCGCCGCAGCAGAAGGCGCATGACCTCGGCGCCGACCGGATCGGCTGGACGAGCAAGGACCCGCAGATCGACCCGGCGACGAACGGCGGCGTTAACGTCATGGAAGCGGTGCGCGCGAACGGGTTCACGCTGTTCTTGATGCGTGCGCTCTGGAACTGGGGCGGCTCGCCCGAAGCGTGGGCTGACGACTTCCGAGCTGACCTGAAGCGGCTCGACATGCTCTCGACGATGACGCTACCGGGCAACATTCCGAAGCACAGCGCGCGCCAGTGCGCGATCAACGCCGACCTCGAAGTCGACGACTCAGAGTGGGTCTTTCGCGCGCTCGCGCAGCTACTCTCGGTGCTACCCGGACGCGGCATCACCTGGTCGATGCAGCCGCACAAGGGCGGGATCATCAGCGACACGCTGCGCGACCTGATCAACAAGAGCCAGTGGATCACCGTCGCGCCGTACACGTACCGGAACAACATGCAGCGCTGTAGCGAGCGCTGGGTCGTCGACGACCTGATCGCGCGCGGGATCAAGCCTGAGAAGATCCTCTGCTACTACCGCGACGTCTGCGAGGGCTGGAACGGGTTGCTGTGGGATCTGGTGCAGATCACGTGAGCAAGCGACCGTCCTGGTTCGGCGTGTGAGCGAAGCCGTCCGTATCCCCGACGTCGCTGGCGAGATCCTCGGCTGGAAAGCGCTTAGGTACTTTGGCGGCACTGGTGGCGTGCTGCAGTCACCGATGCAGACGATGACCTGGAGCAAGACGTCGTGGACGAACGCGCGATGCAACGGGGGCCACCACTTCACCGCGGCGCTCGCGACGGCGATCGGAGGGGCGTTGCCACCGCACGAGATTCCAGAAAAGGAGTGCTCGTGCGGCATCTACGCAGTCGCAGACGCGCTCGACGCGATGACGTACTTTCGCGGTAGCAACTACGTGCTCGCGCGCGCCGCTCTCTCAGGCAAAGTCATTCCGGGCGCGAAAGGCTGGCGCGCAGAACGCGCGCGTATCCACTCGATCGCACGCGTCGGGGAATCGTTCGTGCTCGACATGCTCGCACGCGAGTACGGCGTCGAGGTCGTCGAGCCGCCCTTTCGACCCGACGAAGGTCGCCGTCTATCTCTCCCAGCGACAATCAGACTTAGCGGCCGCGACGGCCAAGTTTACGGCGAGCATCACGCAACTGCAGAAGTCGATCGCCTCCGCGGTCGAGCCGTTCTCGACTCTCCTGCTCGCTTTGACGCAGGAGGCTACGAGATCACGATCAAAGAGTGGGACATCGGATCGCTCACCCTCGCGGAAGGGGACAAGCTCATCTTCACATTCACAGTGAACCATCTCTGATGGACATCGGCACAGAAGAACCAGCGATCATCGTCGAGCCGGTCGAGGACCCGTTCGAGCGCGAAGCGCCGAGCGAGCCCGAACCCGTACGGACGCCCGAGCGCGAGCCAGAGAAGGTACCCGCGTGATCGTCGCCGCTGTCGAGCGAGAGCACATCGAGGGACTGGTCGACCTGGCCGAGATGACCTCTCCCGGCGATCTAGGAGTGACCTTGATAGCGCGCAAGGTCGGGTGGAAGATCGACGTCTCGCTCCTCGTCGCTGACGTCGACGAGCGCTACGCACCGCCGCTACCTCGAAGCGCAGTGAATCTCATCGACCCTTATCGACTGTTCGGGTTCCCGGTCGTCTCGCGCGAGTGCATTACAGTCGAGCGTGCTGAGCGATGAGCGAGATGCCCGACCCGCAGCCCAGCCTCCCGTTCGGGACGACAGACGACGACATCAACTCGCTCTGGGCGATGGACTGCCCGGCCTGCCAGGGACGCGGCTGGATGCACGCAGTCGAAGCGTACGAGTTCCGCGGCACGTACAAGGGGCGCGACAAGACCGGCGTCGTGCGCAGCGACGAGCGCGAACCATGCCCGAACTGCGGCGGCAGCGGCGGAGTGGAGATCCCGTTCTGATGAAGCAAGTCCCAGGCACATGGGAGCACGGCGAACCGCCCGCACCGCAGCAGATACCGCGATCGGAAGCTGGTCCCGTGCTGCGCGATCTCGAAGCAGAGGGCGCGCTGTACGTGCGTCTCTATCGGATGGGCGAGTGCGCGATCGTCGTCTCGCGCGAACCGTGCGGACCAGGAGGTTCGTACGCGTGGCATCTCTCGATCTCTCACCTCGATCGACATCCGAGCTGGGACGAGATCAAAGCTGCACGCTACTGGCTGCTGCCTGACGCGCTGATGTTCGCGATGCTGCTACCGCCGAGCGAGGAGTATTTCAACCTGCCCGCGCAGGATCACGTCTTTCACATGTACGAGATCCCAGACCCGGAGATGTCGTGACTGATCTCAACCCGGAACAGCGCCCCACCTTTGTAACAGAATGGAGGACAGCATGAGCAGCCACTACCACGAGCCGAGTTGTCGATGCGATCAGTGTGCGCCCCGCGCTGGCTCTGTCGGGGTCGCACCGAGAGACGCGGACTTTCCTCCGGGCTTCAAATGGAATGAGGAGGAAGGGAGGCCTGTCTTTGCCCCACCGCCCATGAGTCCCGAGGACATTGAGAAGCAGTTGCGGGTACTCGCGCCGACGTTGGATCGGGCGGAGGAGTTGCTGTGGCAGGCTGGGCATCCGCGTATCGCCGAGCAGCTTCACTCCGAGATTCGTCAACTCTTTCTCCAGGCAAGGATTTTGTGGCCCGAGGCTACGGGTGACTGATCTCAACCCGGAACAGGGCACCACGACCCCGGCTTTCGACGGCTGCGAGCTTCCGCCTGATCTCTGGAACGAGGAAGGCTCGCGCGTCTGGATCCGCTACGACCTCTGCGAGAACGCGGCTAAGGCCCGTTACAAGGCGTGGAAGGGGATCGGCCTGCCGATTGGCTTCGCACCTCCTGACGGCGACTCCGATCTGATCGACCTACGGGTGCGCGTCGTCTGGGCGAGGTTCGCCCCGGACGATCCCGTGTGGGACGAGTGGCCGTGGAAGATGTGCGGCCGTGACGACCACGGCGCGGTGAAGTTCTGGGAGGTTGCGGCCGATGCGTGATCTCAACCCGGAACAGGTGCGGGGAATCATCGAAGCCACGTGGCGATTGAACACGTCCGCCATTCACTCGCCGGTCAGCATGGACGAGGTGCGCGCGTTGGCTCAGTCTTGGCTGGCTCAGGGGGAAGCACTAGCAGCCGCACAACGAGAACGCGAGTCGTGGGAGCGCGAGGCGAACCTGAACGAGTTGCAGTACGTCGCGCATCGGGTGGCAGCAGCGATCCTCGTCGGGACGCTCGTCTCGAAGCAGCCTGAACAGTTGGAGTGGGCCGAGGCGAGCGCGAGGAACCAACCCGAGCCGCACGTTGCGGACGCGACCAGGCTGATCGTTGCTGACGTTCGTCTCTACGACGACGGGAAAGCGCACCTGCTCGCGGACGAACTCGCGGCGGCGCTGGCTTCTCTCTCTAACACGGATTCCGGCAGCGAGGCGACGACGGCCGGACGTGACACACCGAACAAACCCGGCGACCTCGCGGGCGGTGTGGTAGCACGGACGCCTCGCACGAAGGGCACGGAATGAGACGACTGCGCCGCATCTACGCGCTCTGTCGAATGGCTCACGCGATGCGTGTGTGGCCGTGGGACAAGCGGCTGCGGATGATCGGGACTGAGAGGCCGCCAGAAGAAGTCTTCGAGGCATTCCGCCGCTTGCATGGGCTCTCTAACAGCCCCACCGAGGACACCACCGAATGAGCGACCGCGAGACGTTCCGCGTCGAAGGCCCGTGCTGGTGCCCGAACGAGATGACGCTGATGCAGGCGCGCTACATGGGCCACACGAAGGAGTGCAGCGCAGCTCGTGAGGGCTGGCGCCGTGACTCGGCGGGGCTATCGGAGATGGCGCGGCGGCGGCGTGAGTACGAGGAGATCGGCAAGGCGTTCGTGGCTGCTTCTCTCGGCCCCAAGGAAGGGGAACCAGGATGAGCGAACTCGAATCTCGTATCATCGCTCTGGAGCACGCGACGACCAGACCGATCGGCGACGACGAGACGCACTGCGCGCTCTGTCGAGCGACAGCTGAGACGCGACGACTACAGGCTGCGTGTGCGCATCCGCAGCGTCTCAGAGACGAGATCGACGTGACCTCGTTGGGATCCGGTCGACTTCAGACGCTCGTCTTCTGTCGACTCTGCGGCGCCGATCTTGGACGCGGGGAGGGCCCGCTCCCCGCGAACTCGACGACCTACGCTGAGGACTCTGATCCCGACGATGGCTGAGTCCCGCTCGCGCGATCTGCGTCCTCCGGTGTCACACCCTCCGGCAGGTTCGCATCGCGACGCGCACGATCGACCTCGCTCATCTCGTTACGCAGGAACGACGACGCACTCGCTGCGTCAGGCCGGAACTCCTCCGACAGCTCACCCGGTGCGTCCTTCGGCTGCGGCGGCAGCTGCCCGGCCGGAAGAATCATCGGGTCCGGGTTGCGCGACGCCTCCTCGTCGTTCAGGCCGTGATCGACCACTGACTGAGGCTTGCCCATGAGGCTCCCTTCGTGTCGATGGCCCGGATCTTGGTGCTCGTTCCCGTACCGGCGTAACGGTAAACAGTCGTGAGCCGCTGCGCCTGCGGAGCGCTCGTGATCTACGCATCGACGCTCGTCGACGAGCTAGTTGCGCTAGAGCCGCTGGACTACGGCGGCACGGACGCGTACGTGCTGCGCGACCCGAAGGGGAAGCGCTGGCGCGAGCGAGGGCCGGTGGCGATCCCGGCGTGGCCGACGCTGGCTCGACACGAGATACTGCTCCAACCACATCGATGCTCGGAGGTGAGCGATGGTCGTACGTGAGCGATCGACAGCGGAGCGCGTCGTGCGTCTCTGCGAAGACGTCGGACTGGCTGCGTTCCAGTCGCCGGTAGGAAAGCGCCACGACGTGATCGTGGACGGTCGGTTCGTAGTCAACGCGCCGACTGCTGTTCAACCTGACTGCGCGTATCTCGCGATCCCGAACGCGCAGTGGGCGGAAGCGAAGTATCTCTGGTCGATGTTCGGAGAGCTGCGCCAGCTGTACGCGTGGGACGACGAGGGCGAGCTGTTCTGCGCGACGCAGACGGAGCTGGAGACGCGACGAGTCCACGGCCAGCCGCACGCGAGCTACAGACTGTTTCGTGTCGCAGGATGGCGCCCGAGTCGTCTAGTTGACGTCGTGCTCCCGAACAGGCTGATGGTCGCGATCCCGTTCCAGGTGTCGCCGGACGCACCGATGCAGACCACGCTGACAGGTGACGTCGAGCCGATGGGCATGGCGGTACGCAAGCTGGGCCCGATGGAGAACCAGCTCGTGACGTGGTTCCGCGACGGGTTCGCGGCGCGCTCGTCCCAGATCGGAACGCTCAGCCACTCGCTGCGACCGGCGTCGTGCGGCTCGTATCGACGCGACATCGCACGCGGCGAGTACAACGGCGACGCGTGCTGTCGCGCAGCCGCTGATCAGGACGGGTCGCGACTCGCGAAGACGATGGAGCGCCACGGAATCGTCTGGCTCGCAGATGATCGTCGCTGGCGTCTGGTCGGTACTGATGCGCGAGCGAGCGACGGCGAGCGCTGGGACAGGATCGTCGCGGACTTCGCTCGCTGGAATCAGATGCGCGCCGCGACAGCAAAGGTCGACGGCGACGAGATCATGCCAGAACCGCTGTTCGAGTTCGAGGAGGACGAATGAGCGAGATCCCAGACCTTCCGCTGTTCGGTGAAAGCGCGGAGACGGAGGGGGGAGGCGTAAACGAGTCGCCCTCCGATCATGACGGCCAGCAGATGTCACCTCTACAGAGTCCCGAGGTCCATGGCTCGGGTCGTTCGTCTGTAAGTACGTCGCCTCCCGCCGCCTCCGCGTTCGAGATCGAGATGGTCGAGATCGCGTCGCTGAAGACACACGCGCGCGCCTATCGCAGCCACCCGCCAGATCAGCTCGAACACCTCGCGCGCAGCCTGCGCACACACGGGTGCTACCGACCCATCCTGATCGCGCGCGACGGGACGATCCTCGCGGGACGCGGGATCACGACCGCCGCGAAGGAATGGCTCGGGTGGACCGAGATCCCCGCGCGACGTCTCGACATCGGACCAGAAGATCCCGAGGCGCTGAAGATCCTCGCAGGCGACGACGAGGTAGGGAACCTCGCGGAGACGAACGACCGCGCGCGAGCCGAGGTGCTGAAGCACGTCAAGGACAGCGCAGACGAGGGGCTGCTCGGCACAGGGTTCGACTCGGGCGCGCTCGCGAATCTCGCGCTGGTCACACGACCCGCGAGCGAGCTAGCCGATAAGGACGAGGCCGCGCACTGGGTCGGGATGCCCGCGTTCGAGAAGCCCGTCGAGGAACGCTGTAAGCTGGTCGTCAGCTTCACGAGCGACGACGACCGGCTCAAGTTCCTGGAGCTGATCAACCACCAGGGGCACCGCCATGTGCGCGGGAAGGCGATCTCCATCTGGTGGCCCGACAAGCCGCGCCAGGATCTCTACGCGCTGCGCTTCGACGACCTCCTCGAGATCCCACCTGACATCAACGACAACATCGGGCTCGGTAAGGGCGACCCTGAGCCGATCGACGAGGACGACGCGGTGCGCTGTCTCGTCTGCGGCGGCGAGATCGGCGTGAAGACGCGCAACTGTCGTCGGTGCGGGACGAAGGAGGGCGAGACACTTGCCTGATCGCGTGCTTCCGCGCTACCCGGTGTACGTGCCGTCGAAGGGTCGCTACTCGGGCGCTCGACCGAAGACGGCGCTACGTCTGCTCAAGGACGGCGTCCCGTTTCGCGTCGTCGTCGAGGAAGCCGAGCGACGCGCGTACGAGCGCATGGTCGGCGCCAGTCGCGTGCTCGTGCTCCCGTTCAGCGATCTCGGGCAGGGGTCGATCCCGGCCCGTAACTGGATCATGGATCACGCCATCGCGGAGGGGCACGAGCGCCACTGGCAGCTGGACGACAACATCATCGAGTTCCGTCGCCTGTATCGAGGCGACCGCTACCCGTGCTGCGCCGGTGTCGCGCTTCGCGCCTGCGAGGACTTTACCGATCGTTACGAGAACATCGGGATCAGCGGGCTCAACTACCAGATGTTCGTGCCGCGCGACACGAGCGTCCCGTTCTATCTGAACGTCCACGTCTACAGCTGTACGCTGGTCAACAACGCGATCCCGCACCGCTGGCGCGGTCGCTACAACGAGGACACCGACCTGTGCTTGCAGGTGCTCGCCGACGGGTGGTGCACGGTGGCGCTCAACGTGTTCATGGCGAACAAGTCGCCGACCATGCGGATGAAGGGCGGGAACACCGACGAGCTATACGCGTCGGACGGGCGGCTGGCGATGGCGCGCGCGCTCGAACGTCTCTGGGCTGGCACCGTGACTACAGATCGTCGCTGGCAGCGCCCGCAGCACGTGATCACGGACTCGTGGCGTAAGTTCGTCGCGTCGAAGGAGCCCGACCAGATCTCGCTCACCGACCTATACGAGGCGCTCGGGGAAGGACTCGAACTAAAGCTGAAGCCAGGTGTCGATCTCTCCGCGCTTCCGGCGATCGACGAGTACGGGCTGCGTCTGCACAACACTCGACCGGCTCAGATGCCGATGGCGGAGGTGACGTCGTGAGGAAAATCGAGAGCGAGCACGGGACAGTGGACAAACGAAAGGTCGACCGCTCGTTCGAGCAGGACGAGCAGCGCTGGATCGAGTCGTACGTCCACAACTCGGCGACGAAGATCGCAGAGCGCGCTCACGCCGCGCGACTCGCGCTCCAGAACGGGAAGACCGAGACGTGAGCAAGCTGCTTCCGCTCTCGCCGTTCGAGATGCGCAAGCAGGATCTCTTCAGCGTGTTCATCTCTGACTGCTGCGACGCCGGACTCGACCCAGAGCAGATCAAGCGCTGGGCGCAGGAGTCAGAGCGCTACTACCGCGAGCCTGCGAAGTACGCCGACGAGCAGACCGCGCGGCGCTCGATGGAGGAGTACTGGTACGCGTCGCTCGACGAGGGCGAGCCCGCCTGGGAGGTGTACGCCACGACCGCGATGGTCGCCGATCTATGGGCGTGCTGGTCCGTCTACTCGCGCGGATACCTGCGCGCCCTTCATAGCGAGCGCGCGCTTCCGACCGGGTCGATCATCGCCGACATCGGGTATCCGGTGAAGTGCGTCGTCGACCTCGGGTGCGGGATCGCGTACACCACAGCGGCGCTGAAGCGCATCTGGCCGCACGCCGACGTGATCGGCACCAACCTGCTCTGCACACCGCAGGCCGACGTGGCGCTGCTCGTCGCCGAGCGGTATGACTTCGAGATCTCGGAGAGCATCGCTGACGTCGACCACGCAGACGTCGTGTTCGCGAGCGAATACTTCGAGCACTTCCAGCAGCCGGTTGCGCACCTCGAGGAGGTGCTGGCGCTCGAACCGCGGGCGCTGATCACCGCGAACTGCTTCAGCGGAAGGTCGATCGGCCACTTCGACTCGTACATCGTGAACGGTCGCGACGTCTCGGGCCGCGCGACCAGCAGGGCGTTCGGCCTACTGCTGCGATCGAGCGGGTACGACCTTGTCGAGACGCGGCTGTGGAACAACAGGCCGACGTACTGGCGGCGCCGCTCGTGACCGGGTGGATGTACGGGGAGATGCCAGGAACGACACCGGGGCCGCCGCTGGGCGGTCGCAACGGCGAACTGCTTGCCGAGCTGTGCGGCCTGGACGACTACAACCACCTGCGCGACATGTTCTGCGTGCGTAACCTCGTCCCGGCTCGACCCGACGACGGGCGCTGGCCCCGGCACGAGGCGCGCGTACGCGCCATGTTCCAGATCGCCGGATGGAGCGACGGAGACCAGATCGTCCTGCTCGGCGCCCACGTTCGAGACGCGTTCGGGCTCGATGGCAAACCCTTGACCTCGCTGGAGGTCCCGCTAACCAGCGGCCACCAGGCCGAGGTGCCGTCGGGGAGCGGCCCCCTGGGTGTTTCTGAGGGGGGCAGGCTAGGAACGGCTCCCACGGCTGTCGTCCATCTCGTCCCCCACCCGAGCGGCCGCAATCGGTGGTGGAACGAGCCAGAGAACCGCGAGCGCGCATCGCGATTGCTCAAGAAAGTCGTTATGGTCGTGCGAGACGAGAGGAGCGCGAGGTGAGACCGGGCGATGCGAGACCTAGAGCGGGCACGACGTCGACGAGGCGCCGTTCCCGGTCGTGCGTCTGGCTATCCCCTCGCGCCGCTTACTAGCCAGCTACAGGAGGGAGACGATCGACTATGTCGACGCCAGAACCGCAGCCCGAGCCTCAGGTCGACCTGGGCGACGACGAGAAGGGCACGCGCGAGTACGTGATCCTCACGGAGTGGAAGGAGAGCGGTCGCGTCAAGGCGCGCAGTGACCGCGAGGCGCTGGAGAAGTTCATGTCCGACTCCGGTACAGACGAGGGGACGTTCGCTGCTGTCACGGCGAGTCGCTGGAAGCCGCGCACAGTGAAGACGCAGACGAAGACCGCAAGGGTCTTCGAGTAGCGCAGTAGCACCGACGAGAGAGGGTCGGCTCGTAGCGCGCCGACCCTCGTTTCTCGTCCTTTTCGTACGACGTCCGGGCCTTCCCTCGAACCTCCCAGGGGTGGATTATCTCGTGGCCGCAGCGAAAACCTAGACCGGGCCGAGTGAACGACCGACTATCGCGCCTAGATCCGGCTGGCGACCTCGTCATCGATGCCGCGCTACGCGCTAACGGCGCAGAGCCGTTCGACGAGCGCGCCTGGCTGGCCACGGTCGGGTACGAGGACGAGCAGCGCGACCCTGACGACCGCGACTGGCTCGACCGCGTGTACGCGGCGATGATGGCCACGAAGTCGCTACGCGTCTGTAAGGCGCTGCTACGCGGCGAGTCTGTTCATCGCTCCCAGCTCGACCCGTCCGCGGTGCGCGCGATCGAGCGCAGATCGAGACGGTCGTGAGCGTCGCGTTCATCGAGTTCACCGGCGGCGGTCCCTGGGACGGGCAGATCATCGCGGCCGAGCACCCCGAGTACGAGTACAGAATCCCGCGCCCGAGCAGGTTCCCGGGCTTCGTCGGCGTGTGCGACGCGGACGACGTCGACGTGACCACGTTCGGGCGCTGCGACGCGTACCGGCGTGACGGGCGACGCGCGCACATGGTCGGCGGCGCCACAGTCTGGTCGTACAGCTGGGAGCCGATGTGAGCGAGCTAGACGTCCATCGCGTCATCTGCCCGTATCGCGACATCGAACTCGACCGGCTGCGCGCAACGCGCGTCATCGCAGAGCAGACAGTGCTCGCGCTGCGGCGGATGCTGATCGCGACCGATCCGACGCTGCCGAACGAGTACGACGGCACAGCCTGGGCTGACTTAGAGCGCTTGCACCGAACGAAGGTCGCGTGAACGAGCTGTCGCTACGCAGAGTCACTGCGTGGATCGCGTTCCCTTCACGCCGCACCTGGGGCGAGTGCTGGTGGACCGCGCGAGACATCTGTCTTACGAACCAGCCTGAGCTGCCCGATCCACTTGAGGCGATTCGACGCGAGCACGACCGTCGCATCGAACAGGCGTTCATCTTCGGGACGAGCGAGCGATGAGGATCGACGACCCCGGCCACGAGTTCATGCTGCGCTGGCTCGACACTGAGAAGGAGACAGAGGCGCGCTTGATCTTCGTCAAACGCGTCGGAGACGGCTACCCGGGCAACGAGCCGCCCGCACACCCAGGCACCAACTGCCAAGAGGTGATTCGTGCGCTGATCGCGCGCGTCCAGTATCTCGACAAGCAGATCCCGCACGTCGAGAACCGCACCATCCTCTACGCCCTGCGGCTCGCGCTTTACAGCTTCGAGCTACGCGCGGCTGAGCGGCACGGACGACTCGAAGCGTTCGAGCGCGAGTTCAATCGCAGCGTGATCGAGACATACGCGACCTGCGCGAAGTGCGGCCATGTCGGCTGCGGCGGCGAGTGCCATGAGTGAGCGGGGCTACGAGCACATTCTCGTCGAGATGCCGCTGTGCGCGAGTGAGCGCGGTAGGCCGATGGTCGTTCTCCCTTGCAGTCGGTTTCGCGCGTACGCAGACGACATCTATCTCGATCTGCTCAAGCGCTACGCACTCGACACGCTAGAGCGTGCGCGGCGCGAGCACCACGGTGACCAGCTACAGCTCCCGAGTCTCGATCCTGACGACTGGTATCTCCGCTCGCGCACACGGCAGGTGCTCGGCTCGCTCTCAGAGGTGTACGAGATCGTCCCGCGGGAGGTATGACCGTGCCGGACGAACTCTGGCGCCTACCCGATCTCCCGCTCGGCGCGGTCGCCGAGCCGATCCCGATCACGCCGAGCGAGGAGGGCGACCAGCGCGAGCGCGTCTTCGTCGACGCCAATGAGTTCGCCGAGAGCGAGATCGACGCGCCCGAGCCGCTGTGGGGAGACGACCAGGTCAACGCCATACCGGCTGGCGGGCTCGTGCTGCTCGCCGGACGGCCGGGCGCAGGCAAGACGACGGTGATCGTCGACCTGGCCTGCCACCTCGCCTGCGGCCTGTCCTGGCCGCCCGTCGACCCTGAGAACACGCGCGCACCGGCGTCGTTCCGCGCGCCGCGCCCGCTCCGCGTCGCCGTGGTCGAGAACGAGGGCCCGCAGGAGATGTTCAGGCAGAAGATCAAGGAGAAGCTGGACGTGTTCCCGCACCGGATCCCGCACCCGGACGAGAACACCGGATGCCTGGTCATCCAGACGTGGCGCTGGGGCGCGTTCAGCTTCGCAGACCGCGACGCCGCTGAGAGCGCGCGGCGCGAACTCGACCAGCTCGACGTCGACGTCGTGTTCGGCGACCCGCTGGCGTCGCTCGGGCCGGAGGGCGTCGGAAGCCCCGCCGACACGCGCGACTTCGTCGCCCTGCTGCGCCCGCTCGGGCTGGGCCAGCGCCGCGCGTTCGTGTTCCTCCACCACTTCCGCGAGCGCGCCGAGCGCACCGAGGACGAGCTGGCCCGCATCAGCGGAGCCTGGGGCGGACACCTAGACACGCTGCTCACGCTCAGCGCCACCACCAGCGAGGACCGCGCGCGACTGGCCTGGCCGAAGCTGCGCTGGGCGAGACGGAAGAAACCAGCGCCGATCATCCTGGAAAAAGTATGGCGCACCGCGAGTTTCGAGGCCGTCAGCGAGGAGGGCGACGTCAGCGCCCTCGAACCCGTAGTGGCCGCCGCTTTAGCGGAGTCGCGCGAACAGAACTCGAAGCGTCACGGCTGGCTGACGGCGATCGAGCTAGGGAAGGTCACGCACAACAGACGCGTCGACGTCCAGAAGGCCCTCGAGGGAGCGCCGCACCTGTTCAGCCTCCGCGCGGGAGCGGACGCCAAGGCGATCGGCGGGCACGTCAACAGCAAGCTCTGGGGCCTGGCCGAGTGGGACGACGCCGTCCAACAACCTCTACGAGACGTCGACGAGGCGACAGGCGCGCTCTCGATCGACGAGGAGATCGACCTGGACCTCGGGCTATGACAACGAGAGGAGCTACCGGTGGAACGAGCTGTATGCGACCTGCGCATCTGGATCGAGGGCGAGGACATCGCCGATCTATGGCGCAAGATGAAGTGGATCCGCGAGACGACCCTCTGCGTCGCGGGCGAGCTGGAGGAGGGGATCGATGTACGTCAGATCACGCCGCGACCTCCCAAGCGCTCGCGCGAGTTCAAGCCCACCTGGTGGGGTCAGCCTATGCTGTCCGGACAGTATGGGACAGCACGATAAGTTGGGACAACACCTGTCCCGGTCTCCCGTCTGGACGTCGCTGTTGTCCTGTCCCAGGTTGTCTATGGGTGGGGTGCTATAGCACCCACCCAAGGATGGGACAACACCGACTCGCAGACCCCGCTGATTCCGACGACTCGACTGGGACAACACCGTGAGTCCGTGGCGCGACACCGCCGGGTGGGGGAGCGACGTGCCCGACCGCCTAGTCGAGGTCGCCGAGCGGGTCTGCACCGACCGCCAGCTCGAGGCGCTCCGGCTCGCCAGTCACGGATACGGGTACCGTCGCAGCGGGAAGATCCTCGGGATCAGCGCGTCAGCGGTGAGCGACCGCCTACAGAACGCCTACCTCAACATCCAGCGGGCGTACGACCTCGAGGACGAGACGATCGAGAAACTCCGGGAGATCGCGGGACAACGCACCCAGTGACCGCACAGTTCATACACCTCCCAGAGAACGGAGCGCGCACGTGAACATTCTCGCGTCGAAGTTCAGACTGCACACCATCGCCAGAGAAGTCGAGCGCACCGTCGCACGCGCGGTGTTCGAGGCAGGAGCAGAGGCACCGCCCACCCCGACCAACAGCCTCCCGCTCGACGCCAGGCGTCTCAGAGGGATCCCAGTCGTGGGCGGACGCGGATCGATGGGCGGCCACATCGACGGCACGAGGCCAGACCAGAGCAGCGCGTAGACAGCGCCGCTCTCCGACGCTACACTGCGCGACGAGTAGGTCGGAAGGCTTACTCGCTCTACCCCTACCCGAACTGGCACTACGGACGGCCATCGCGCCGTCCTTTCTCTTTGCCTAAGCGCAGCTGCTCATGCGGTCGAGTCGTCGAGCGCGGCACACGGTGCCCAGAACACGCCCGCGCGCCTCGCGACCGGACGTACGGGAACAGCCGCATCATCGTCAGGTCGAGCGCGCTCGTGTGCTGGATCTGCGGAAAGCCGTTCAGCGAGGACAACCCGCCGACCGCCGACCACTTCGTGCCGCGTGACCTCGGAGGCAGCGACGACGTCGCGAACATGCGACCCGCTCATCTCAGCTGCAACATCAGCCGCGGTCGCGCGATGATCACTGGGAAGGGGGGGAGTGGCCTCCGCCCATAGCGCGTGGTTGCGCTGTCCTACCCTCGCCTCTCTCCGCGAGCGAAACTGCGTACGCGTGGTGGCTGGGCGCAGCTGATGCCGCTGTGAGCGCACTGTCCAGCGGCTCGGTGTTCTGCCACGTGTGCGGCGGCGATATGGCGGACGACTCGTGTACGTGCGGCCATGTGCGCTGCGCGTGCGGGGGCTGCGAGACGTGCGCCGTTCACTCGCGCCGCTGCTCGTCTGGCGTTAGGGTTCGTGGCGCAGCCTCCGTAGCGATCGCACGGAGCGGTGATAGGCCGCACGACGGCGCTTTTGATCGGTACTCACCTCCCGGTCGGAGCGCCGTCGTCGTTCTGGGGGGCGCGTCGTGAGCGCGATGCTCGACTACGCGGTCGCGTACGACTTCGAGCAGTGGTCGAGCGCGATGACGCTCGATACGGGTGAGCGCTGGGTCGCGGAGGAGTTCCAGCTCGCTGTCGCAGCTGATCTGCTCGCGGGTGTGCAGGTGGTCTGGATGGTCGTGCCGGAGGGGAACACCAAGACGACGTTCGCGGCGGGCGTCGCGCTCCATCACATCGAGCGCAAGCGGCGCGGGTACGTGGCGGTGGCGGCGTCGTCGCGCGACCAGGCGGAGTGGCTCTGGCGTCAGGCGCAGGGGCTGGTGATCGACAGCGATCGTGACCACGAGTTCGTCTGCCTGGAGGGGTACCGGCGGATTAGGTACGACCGGAACGACTCGCGCATCCAGATCTTCGCGGCGGACGACCGCGGCGGGGACGGGGCGATCGCGTCGCTGTACATTCTCGACGAGCTGCACCGCCACAAGGACCTGGCGCTGTACAGGACGTGGCTCGGGAAGCTGAAGAAGCGGAACGCGCAGATGCTCGTGATCAGCACCGCCGGCGAGGTGGGCGGCGAGTTCGAGGAGGAGCGCGACAGGTTCAGGCGCGGCGGGAACGTGACGCGGCGCGGGTGCTGGACGCGCGCGGAGCGCCCGAACGCTGTGCTCCACGACTGGCAGCTGAGCGAGGACGCGGACCCGGAGGACATGGTCGCCGTCAAGGCGGCGAACCCGTTCAGCGGCGTCACCGTCGAGACTCTGAGCGAGAAGCGCGCGCTGCCGGGGATGACGCTGGCTCACTGGATGCGCTACTCCTGCAACCGGCCGCAGCGCGGGGAGATGGCGGCGATCACGGAGAGCGAGTGGTGGCGGGCGCGCGTCGACGAGATGATCCCGGAGGGCGAGCGCGTGCGGGCCGGTCTCGACCTGGGCTGGAAGCGGGACACGACCGCGCTGGTGCCGCTCTGGTCACCGAGTCGCGACGTGCGCCGGTTCGGCCCGGCGGTCGTGCTGGAGCCGCCCGACGACGGAGACCAGCTGGACGCGCACAAGGTGGAGCGGGCCCTCGAGGCTGTGCACGAGCGCAACCCGATCTGGCAGGTGGTGATGGACATGACCAACGGGGCGCAGCTCTCCCAGTGGATCGAGGCGAACCTGGGCGCGGAGGTCGTGGACCGCACGCAGTCCGACTCGTTCGCGGCGCTCGACTACGCGTATTTCATGGAGGGCCTGCGCGAGGGGTGGATCCAGCACCAGGGCGACGTCGACCTGACCGCGCACGCGCTGAACGCGATCGCCCAGGAACTCCCGAGCGGGAAGGTTCGCTTTCAGCGCCCGAAGGAGGGACGCCAGGTGAGAACACAGCTGCGCAGGCGGCGCGTGATCGACGCGCTCACCGCCGCGGCGATGGTGCATACGGCGTGCGCCGCGGAGTGGGGAGACCCGCCCGCGGGTGAGACCCAACCGATGTACGCGTTCGTATGACCGCGCGCCGACAGTACGAGGACATCCCGGGCTCTGGCAGGATCGTGACCACGTCGACGCGCACGCTGAGCGCCAGCGAGCGCTCGCTGGAGCTGCGCGAGCGGAGCGACCCGATCCTGTCCATGGACGAGGTCGCCCAGCTGCTGACGTCGTTCCAGTACGGCGGCCTGCGCTACACGCTCCCCGGCGCGAGGCAGGAGGAGATCGGCGCCAACTACAGCGGGTTCGCGTCGCACGCGTTCGGGGCCTGCGTCCCGGTGTTCGCGTGTATCGCCGTGCGCATGTCGCTGTTCTCCGAGGCGCGCTTCCAGTGGCGGAACCTGCGCTCAGGCCACCCCGGGAAGATCTTCGGGACGAACGAGCTGGAGGTGCTGGAGCGACCGTGGCCGGGCGCGACGACCGGCGATCTGCTCTCGCGCATGGAACTCCACAACTGCATCGGCGGGAACGCGTTCGTGGCCCGCACCGGGTCGCCGCCGCGTCTGGCGCTGCTGCGCCCAGACTGGGTGGACATCATCGTCGGGAGCGACGACCCGACCGCCGACGTCGGATCGTGGGACCCGGAGGCGATCGTCATGGGCTACGTCTACTACCCGGGCGGGCGCTACTCGGGGCGCGAGGCGCGCATCTACACGCCGCTCGAGGTCGCCCACTACGCGCCGCTGCCGGACCCGATGGCGCAGTTCAGAGGCATGAGCTGGCTGCAGCCCGTCGTGCGCGAGATCATGGCTGACAAAGCGACGACTGAGCACAAGCTGCGCTACTTCGAGCAGGGCGCGACCAAGAACCTGCTGGTCAAGTTCAACACGGACGACCTGGAGAAGTTCCGCAGCTGGACGGACGAGTTTCGCGAGCAGCACGAGGGGTCGCGTAACGCGTACAAGACACTGTTCCTGGCCATGGGGATGGACGTCGACACCATCGGCGACAACATGGAGCAGATCGACTTCAAGAAGACGCAGGGTGCTGGCGAGACGAGAATCGCAGCAGCCGCTGAGGTACCGCCGATCATCGTCGGCCTGAGCGAGGGGCTGGAGTCAGCGACGTACTCCAACTACGGCCAGGCTCGCAGGCGCTTCGCGGACGGCACCCTGCGCCACCTCTGGCGGAACGCGTGCGGCTCGCTGGAGCATCTGGTCGCGCCGCCGGGAGGGACGCAGCTCTGGTACGACGAGGCTGACATCCCGTTCCTGGCGGAGGACGCCAAGGACGCCGCGCAGGTGCTCGTGGCCCAGTCGACCGCGATCAAGACGCTGGTCGAGGCCGGGTACACGGTGGATAGCTCTCGCGATGCCGTCGTCTCGGGCGACCTGAGCACGCTTCAGCACTCGGGTCTGATCAGCGTCCAGCTTCAGAAGCCAGGCGAGAAGCCGACACCGGACAACAAGTCGAATGGCGCGGGTCAACCCGCGAACGTGCCCAGCCCGGGAGGGCAGGCGGCGTGAGCGCTGCCGGACGCGTGCGAGCGAAGGAAGGAGATCAGAACAGATGAGCACAACGCAGCAGCGCGTCGATGACCCGGGCGACTTCTACCGGCCGCTGAACGAGATCCCGTCGTCTCTGCCGCGCGAGAACCTGCTGCGCGCGGTCGACGCCAGCGTGGAGTACGTCGAGCGCGCGGATCCCCAGGCGGGCGGGCCGCGTATCTTCGGGCACTTCGCGGTGTTCGACCAGTGGGCGCTGATCGACTCCGCGACCGAGGGCGTGTTCATGGAGCGCTTCGCGGCCGGGTCGCTGGCCAAGTCGCTGCGCGAAGGTCGCGACCGGATCAAGTGCATCATGCGGCACGGGACGAAGACGCCGCTGGGCGAACTCGTGCTCGGTCGGATCGTTCACCTCGAGGAGGACTCGACGTTCGAGGTCGAGCTGTTCCCCGAGCTGGAGCGCGAGGCGCCGCTGCTGATGGCGGGCCTGCGCGCGGGCGAATACTCGATGTCGTTCAAGTTCAGAGTGATCAAGTCGAACGACGTCATGCGCCCAGCACGCTCGGCGTACAACCCGCGCGGGCTGCCGGAGCGCACCGTCACAGAAGCAGCTGTGCGCGAGTTCGGGCCGTGCACGTTCGCCGTCTACGAGGGAACCGCGCTCAGCATGCGCTCGATCACAGACGATGTCGTGCGCGAGCGGCTAACGATCCTCGACGAGCGCCACGAGGTCGGTCGCGCGCAGCAGGAGAACCGTCTGTACGAGCGCTCGCTCGACTACGTCGGGTCGAGCGTCTGGCTGCTGGAGCCCGACTCGCTGCGCACCATCGTCGGGATCCTCGCTGAGCGGCGCGAGGGGCATCGGGCCTCGCCGGAGGAGATCGCGGAGCGCATCGGCGCGCGCGCTGCTTCAGACGAGCCAGCAGATACCGGGCAGAAGGACTCGGTCGCAGTGATCCCGATCACAGGGCCGCTGGTTCCCCACGGGAGCGGCATGAGCGCGACCAGCGTTCCGCTGCGCAGCGCGGAGACGATCCAGCAGGAGGTACGCGCAGCTGCGCTTGACCCAGAGATCGGCGCGATCATGCTCGACATCAACTCGCCCGGCGGAGCGGCGAAGATGATCCCGGAGCTGGCGGCGGAGATCGCCGCCGCGGGTCAGTCGAAGCCGGTGGTCGCGATGGCGAACACGCTCGCGGCGTCGGGCGCGTACTGGCTCGCGACAGCAGCAGACGAGATCGTCGCGTCACCGTCAGCTGAGGTCGGCTCGATCGGCGCGTACTCGGTCCACGAGGACGTCTCCGCGGCGATGGAGATGAAGGGCGAGCGGGTTACCCTCGTCTCGGCCGGTAAGTACAAGGTCGAGAAGAACCCGTTCGAGCCGCTGGACGAGGAGGCGCGCGCAGACATGCAGTCGCGCGTCGACGAGCTGTACAGCGAGTTCGTCAGCGCGGTCGCGAAGGGTCGCGGAGTCAAAGCGTCCGAGGTGCGCGCAGGGTTCGGGCAGGGCCGCACGGTGATGGCCAAGGCGGCGCTGAAGGAAGGCATGATCGACCGCATCGCGACGCGCGATCAGACCCTGACGCGTCTGCGCAAGGTCGCGACGGCGATCGTCGACGGCGACCGCGGCGCAGCTCAGGTCGAGTTCGACGCGCCTGACGAGATGGTCGGCCCCCTGTCGTTCGACTACTCGAAGCTACCGATCAAGGTCGTCCTCGACGCCGAGCGTCTCGGCGAGCAGCTAGCAGCGATCACAAGACGGAACGGCGAGACGTTCGCGACGGGCGGCGTCGTCGCCAGCGCGCGACCGGAGGCCGTCGTTCCGCTGACACATATTTCCGAGCCGGAGCCGTCCGCGGCCACCACTCAGGAACGGGCAGAGCCGGAGCCCTCAGAGGCCACCACTCACGACACGGCCGCGCAGGACGCGGCACACGGACCGGATGGGAAGGAGCAGCAAGTTATGTCCATTGTCGATGGGGAAGTTCACCTCACGATCGAGCAGGTGCGTGATCGCCTCGACTCGATCAAGGTGCGCTTTCAGGAGATCCACACCGAGTTCGGCGCTTCAGTGAAGCCCGACGCGGTCAACGAGGAGATCGACCAGCTCCTCAGCGAGCGCGATCGGTTGGAAGAGGCCCAGCGCGACTGGGAGCGGACGGCATCGATCCTCGAGAGCTACGCGACCCGTGAAGATCGACGCGACGGGAGCGAGCGCACCGGACGCCGCATCGGGAACGGCGGCATCCACTCGAACGTCGACCGGCACCCCGGTGTCCCGGCCGACATCTACAGCCTGGTTGAGTACGGGCGACTGAACAAGGCGGAGGACCTCATCCCCGCGCTCCGCGAGGGCGCGAAGATGGCGGTCGACCGCGCCGTGTTCTCGCACCCCGATGTCGAGAAGGCCGATCAGCAGGCGCGTATCGAGAAGCTGCTCGACACGGTCGACAAGAAGCACGGTGCTCTCGCCGAGCTGATCCTGGCGACGGGATCACCAACGTACGAGCGCGCATTCGGGAAGACCCTGATGGGCGAAGGGCTCTCTCCCGAAGAGGAGCGCGCGATGTCGCTGACCACCACTGCTGGCGGCTTCGCGGTTCCGTACACGCTCGACCCGACGCTCATCCTGACGTCCAACGGTGTCGTCAACCCGCTGCGGGCCATCTCGCGGGTCGAGAACATCACCGTGAACGAGTGGCGCGGGCTGAGCACGGCGGGCATCGCCGCGGCGTACACCGCGGAAGCGACAGAGGCGACGGACGCGAACCCGGTGTTCGCACAGCCGACCGCCAACGTCGAGAAGGCGCAGGCGTTCATCCCGTTCTCCATCGAGATCGGAGAGGACTGGGGCCAGCTCCAGTCGCAGATGGCGCGTCTGTTCGCCGACGCCAAGGACACGCTCGAAGCCGACAAGTTCCTGAACGGCTTCGGCCACGCGTCCAACGTCCCGGAGGGTCTGCACACCGGCGCCACGGTCGTCGTCTCGACGGCGTCCGCGACGACGTTCACTGTCGCAGACCTTTACTCGCTGACGGAGGCTCTGCCGCCGCGGTTCGAGCCGAACGGCCGGATCGTCGGCAACCTCAAGCAGTTCAACCGCGTGCGTGCGTTCGACACGTCCGGTGGCGCTGCGCTCTGGGTTCAGCTGCGTGACTCGCTCCCGAGCGATCTCATCGGCTACCCGTCATACCGCTACAGCAACATGACCTCGACCATCGCGTCGGGCGCGACGATCCTGACCTTCGGAGACTTCTCCGAGTTCCTGATCGTCGAGCGAATCGGGATGAGCATCGAGCTGATCCCGCATCTGTTCGGCAGCTCGAACAGGTTCCCGACCGGGCAGCGCGGGCTGTACGCCCACTGGCGCAACACCTCCAAGGTGCTGACCAACAAGGCGTTCGTCTCGCTGAAGGTCACGTAGTAACCGCACGATCTGGGACGGGGGTGCGGCCCGGCGCTCCCGTCCCAGAACCTAACCGGGTCGAAAGGAAAGGGCAGATGACCAAGATCTACGTACCGAAGGAATCGTTCATCACTCCTATCGTCGATGACGACGGCAACTCGCGTGAGCACAACTTTCGCGAGGGACGTACGACAGTCGAGGAAGGGCATCCGGTGATGCGCGGGCGCGAGCAGCTGTTTCGCGAGATGACGATCGACTACCCTGCGCCGCGCAAGGTCGTGAACAAGTGAAGATCCTTCTCCACTCGAACGCCCCCTGGGCGCACACCGGCTACGGCCAGCAGACCGCGCAGCTCGCGACGCGTCTGCGCGACGCCGGTCACGAGGTCGCGCTCTCGACCTTCTACGGCCTCGAGGGCGCGGAGATGGAGTGGGGCGGGATGCGTGTCTTCCCCACCGACCATACGAAGTTCGGGAAGGCGATGCTCCCGTACTACGTCGGCGAGATCGCCGGTCGTGACACCGATCCGCGCGAGGTGCTCGTGCTGACGCTGATGGACGTCTGGGCGCTCACAGCGCAGTCCCTGTCGCGTCTGCGACTGGCCAGCTGGACGCCCGTCGACCACGAGCCGATGCCGCCGCGTCTGGGCGAATACTTCGCCTCCACTGGCGCGCGCCCGATCGCGATGAGTCGATTCGGGGAGACGCAGCTGAAGGAGGCCGGGTTCGACCCGCTCTACGCGCCGCACGCTGTCGACACGAACGTGATGCGCCCGCTGGGCGGACGCGACGAGCTACGGCGCGCGCTGAAGGTGCCGGAAGACGCGTTCGTGGTCGGGATGGTCGCCAACAACAAGGGCACCGGCCCGCCGCGCAAGGCGTTCCCGCAGGTCATGCAGGCGTTCTCGATCTTTCACCGCGACCATCCCGACTCTGTGCTCTATCTCCACTCAGAGGTGTTCGGGCTCGACGCCGGTGTCAACCTGCTGGCGCTCGCGCGCATCTGCGGGATCCCTGATACGGCGCTGGCCACGACCGATCAGCTGCGTATGCATCTCGGCATTCCCGGCGAGGCGATGGCAGCTGTGTACAACGTCTTCGATGTGCTCGCGAACCCGAGCTACGGGGAGGGATTCGGAATCCCGATCATCGAGGCGCAGGCGTGTGGCGTCCCGGTGATCGTCAACGACTGCACGTCGATGCCCGAGCTGCTCGGCGCAGGATGGCTCGTCGACGGCGACGACTTCTACGACCCGCCTCACGGCGCCTGGTACAAGTGCCCGTCTGTCGCGGAGATCTACCAGGCTATTGAGCAGGCGTACGAGACGCGCGGCGACCAGCAGCTGCGCGAGCAGGCGCGCGAGTTCGCGCTCGCGTACGACGCGGATTGCGTCTTCGCCGAGTACTGGACACCGGTGCTTGACCAGCTGGAGCTGCCGCGCGAGATCGGGCCGCTCGTGATCGCAGAGCAGAACGGGCTGAATCGCGAACAGCGGCGCGCAGCCGCGAAGCAGCGGCAGAAGCAGAAGGTGTGACGACCGCCGCGCTGGTCATCGCGCTCGTCTCGCTGATCGTCGCGCTGGCGCAGCTGGTTGTGACGTTCCTGCTCGTGCTCCCGCGGATCGAGCGGCTTCACCCGAAGAACCCGTGATGGACATCGCCGTACTGACACTGACCCGCGACCGGCTCGACTACACCCGCCACTGCTTCGCGTCGCTAATGGAGCACGCCGGGTGCGACTTCGACTGGTACGTGCTCGACAACGGGTCGAAGGACGGGACGGTTCAGTGGCTGCGCGAGCGTCTTCCGTACGCGTGCGTGGTCGCGCTTCAGGAGAACGTCGGCATCTGTCGCGGCCTGAACTTCATGCTGGACAACTACTGCGACGCAGCTCAGTACGACGTCGTCGTGCGCTTCGACAATGACTGCGAGGTCGTCGACCGCGGGACGCTCCAGAGAGTGGCGACGCTGGCGTATCAGTCTCAGGCGATCGTCTCTCCGCGTGTGCGCGGGCTGCGCAACCCGCCGCCGACGATCGAGGAGCGCGAACTCGATGGAGAGGTGTTCGACGAGACGACGATCTTGGGCGGGATCTTTATGGCGATCCCGGCGCGTCTGCTCTCAGCTGACGGCTATCGCTTCGACGAGCAGCAGCCGCTCTGGGCCGGCGACGAGCTGATTACGACCTGGCATCGCGCGCGCGGCGGGCGCTGCGGCTACATGCGCGACGTCGAGGTCAACCACTATGAGACGACAGACGGGCAGCACCGCCAGTACCCGTGGTACTTCGAGCGGCGTGTCCTCGAAGGCGGCCCGGTGTGATCATCGATTTCGACGACTTCTGGCAGAACAACCACCGGCTCGATCTGCTCGAACGTCTTCACGGCGCGAACTCGTCTTTTCGTTGCACGCTGTTCGCGATCCCGGGTCTGGGCGGGCCGGACGGCTCGTTCTGGAGCAGCGTCCCAGACTGGTGTGAGCTAGCGGTGCACGGGTGGTTCCACGGTGAGCCCGCGACTGAATGTCTGAGCTGGGACTACTGGCGGATGCGCGACGTCATCGAGTGGCGACCCGAACGGTTCGTGCGCGGCTTCAAAGCACCCGGCTGGCAGATCTCAGACGAGTGCTACACAGCGCTGCTCGACTGCGGATGGTGGGTCGCAGATCAGCCGTACAACGACGCGCGTCGTCCTCGCGGGTTACGCGTTCATCGTCTCGGCGACGGCGAGCACTGGCACGGGCATATCCAGAACGTCTGCGGGAACGGGATCGAGGAGCGCTTCGACGAACTGCTCGCGCTGGTCGAATCGACAGACCAGTTCTCGTTCGTCTCCGAGACTGTGCACGAGTGGCGTCCGGCTCTCGCAGGAGTGTCGTGAAGATCAGCGCTGACGCGAGCGCGGCGTTGCTGACGTCTCTCCTTCACGCGCGCTCAGCCTTCATCTACGCGCGCATCGGCGACGGCGACATCTACTGCGCATTCTCGCTCCCGCCGTACGGCGACGGAAGCGGCGAGAACACGAACGGCGAGCGCGCGCAGCCGTGGCTGGGCGAGCGTGTGCGCGGCTC